ATAACAGAAGAGGCAGACGCACCAACTTATGATTCAAGGTTTTACTGGGGTGATGGCACTGCAAAAGCACTTGAGGATGTAAATGCAAAAGATGAAGATGGTAATTTATTAAAAGATGAGAATGGAAATCAAGTCGTAACTTTAGGTGTTAAATCAGTATTGAAGGTACAGGAAAAAGCTACTGCTGGTAGTTTACTAGCAAGATATGATTGGTACGTTGTAAGAAAAACTGAGAAAGATATTGCTATTCCAAGTGCTATAACAACTTATCGTGATGGAGTGAGGACTGCCTGTAATACTAGAGAGACAGAGATTGATAACTGTTCAGATACCGCAGCTTTAGTTACGTTATATGGTGCAACTTATGACAAAGATGGAAATTTTGAAAAATATAACATGACACAATATCCAGAAGATCCTAACGCTTAGTTTCGTGCATTTGCCTTGTCATTAAACCCATAGTGACGTAGAGAGGTGATAGGGTTACAATAAGCAGTAATACAAGCACACTTGTAAAAGATAGTGCTTTTAAAATTGCAAACTTAATCATGTTTCAAAAGATAGCTAATGTTTTGAGTATTCTCTCATTCATAATGGTAACTTCAGTTATAGGAGGAGGGTACTTTGGATATAAGTATGTAACATCTGAACAGTTCAAAGCTAAGATGATGAATCAGGTCATGGGTAATGTAAAAGGTATGATGCCTAAAGTATTAGATAAAGGCTTACCAAAAACAACAGGCATATCTATACCAACACTTCCAAAGAAATAATTGGAAATACCTGAGATAAGTATTCCTGAAATACATATTCCTGAGATTCATATACCTTATAGTTTTCTACCTAACTATGACCACTCAAATGTAGAGGTTATTGGTTGTACTTATTATCATCGAGATACAAAGAATACAGGCAATAGAAATTTATTAATAGAAGATCCAAACGGAGTAAGTAGTAACTGTCCTTATCCAAGTTTCTATCCTTTAAATTATCAACCAGATCAATTAATTATTGTTGAAGAAGCTGCTGTTGTAAATGACGAACCAGCAAAGCTATCAGAAGGCAAACCACCTAAACCAGAAATACCTAAAGATAAAAAGAAAGACGATATTTTTGTAGAGTGTCCAAGTAAAAACGATCAGAGAGTAGGGGATTTTCGTAACGAAAAAAAATTAGAACGTGTCATAGGTCATAAAAGAAGCGAAGATGGTAGTAGCTGCACCACTTTGTATGAGGACGTTCCTTTCAAAGATCAGTACCTCCCAGAATTTTCTACTGTTATCTCTACTGCTGCTATCGCTACTGTGGCTGCGACTACTCCTATTATTTTAAATTTAGTAAAACCTATAGTAAAAAACTTAATAAAGAAAATTACTTCTCGGAAGTCAAAGAATGAGTGTGAGGAATCACCTGATTAGGAGGTACTGTAACTTGTATTCCCTCACAAATACTTGCATACTTACCTGTGAAAGTTACACCAAGTTTCGCTTGCTCTGAGCAAACCTTAAGTCGAAAGAGTGCAAGCTCTAACGAAGTTTTCTTATATAACAACTCTTGATTTTTAATATTGATTTCAGTTGCCTTGTGACAAAGAGCAGGGGCTTTTCCTAATGGAATATTTAACTGTGCTGAAATTCCATAATTAACATTAAAATTATCTTTCTCAAATCTAGGTGTTTCTTGAACGTATTTTATAGCACCAGTATCTTCGTTATAAATATTTTGTCTGGTAACATCTTGTCTTGGTAAGTTAAAGGTATGAGAATCGGTTACATAAGGAGTGATTGTAAGGCTTGGAGAACTACATACAATACCTTGTGACATCCTGAACTGAGGACTGCTATTTGGCATTATTTGTGTCGCATTATTGTTGACCGTTCCTTGTGCTTGGCTGCTAGGACTTGCAACTGTTGTGTTAGCCAAAACCCTTACAGGGCAAAGAATTACAAGAATTACTGACCAAACGTAGTTTCTACGGTGGTTGTAGTGGTGGTGTTTATAACCCGATCTATTTTCGTTATAGTGTCCAGACCACTTCCCATGACCGACTCTACGAGAGAAAATGGCTGTCCAGAATTTACTATTTTCCATCTAGGCACACCTTCCAACGTAGGACTTGTATATGAGAAGTTAATCCCACTAGCTGTCTGTGTGGCTTCTGCGGTGGGTATTGAATTGATATAGCCATTAACATCTGCACTCTCTATATTTGTTCCTGAAACGCTTAAAGTGTACCCTGTCCGATATTGATAACTGGTTATGCTCTCGGTTATTACTGATTGCGAAGTGCTGTTTGTCGAGGAACTTCCTGTACGGAAAGTAGGAACTACTGGATTTGCAAGGATTTTGACAGGAAATAATATTATTAATAGCAGCCAAAGTTTAATCAATCTATGGTGATGGTTACTGTAGTTGACGCAACGCAGCTAGAACCTGATCCAAATGCACCAGAACACGTTGTAACACCTGACGATAAACTTGTCATTGCCCCACTACCTAGAGTCCCCCCAGAACCTATGGTTGTTTGTCCTGATAGATGAGGCAATGCTGCTATACCTGATGATGGAGTGATCGCAGAAGGAGTACTATCACCAATATTTATAGCTTCTGTTAGAGAAAATGCAGATCCGCTAGTGGTTACACTTTTATCGGTCTGTATTAAAGCTGGTACACCCGAAGTTAAACTACCTAAATTTAATCCTCCTATTTGACCAGCAGTTGTAGATCCTCCAGAAGTTACAGAGGGGGTGATATTATTACCAGATATTGAATAAGTCGTACCAAGCTTATTAGTAACGCTGTATGGCATATCTACAGTGATTTGTGCAGATGTTGTAAACTTCTGAGTTATATCTGCATATGAAGCAGGGCTAAAAATCAAAAGTAAAAGTGGAATAAATTTTTTCATGGTTTTGATTTAGTAGGGTCAATTTTAATAACTTCTGGTTTGCTTGCGATTATTTCAAGCGGTTGTTTTATGATAAGTGTTTGATAGCCATTAGGACTGTTAGTATTAAGACCATTTTCACCCTCTTTTTTTTTCTTTTTTCCTACCTGTGAAGCATTAACACCGATGTTTAAACCTCCCAAAATACTACCGAGAAGCCCTGCTGCAAAAGTCGAATCCACACGGGGCTGGTCTGGAATATCAAGACCAAACAGTTTATTAGGAAGCTTTATATAACCAAGAGATAAAACTAATAAACACCAGACTAAAATAAATCCTTGTGCAAAAGTAGCAACTAAAAAAGTAATTTTTTCTTGATAATCAGGTTTATCATCCTCTTTTTGTTCTATTTTTTGTTCTTTTTCGGCTATTTTCTCTGCCATGATCTAGTTTTATTAGTCATACTAAACATAAATATAAATAAAATCAATGCCCGAAATACAAGCTGCATTAATAGGAGCCGCAATAACAGCTTTTGCAATGACTTTATCTAATATGAGTAATCGTAGAGAAAAAACAATTATTGATATTTACAATAGATTAAATAAGTTAAGTGAAGCTGTAAGTAGGTTAGAAGGTCAAATAAAGTAATCTTTGCTATCTTTTAAAATAAACTAAAAAATGATTAGAATTTTTAAGCCAATACTAAAATTTTGCGTCAATAGTAATGCTGTGAAATCCTTGGTCATTTCGCTCTTAGAGGACTACAGCGCATCCACAGAGACGGATATAGACGATGAAATTGTAAAGCTTGTTAAGGCAAAACTGTTTCCAGTTACTTAATCTTAAGTTAAGGTTTGATTATAAGGGTTAATTTTTAATCCTTCTCTTCAAATAATAGGCTATCAAATGATCCCCAAGGATAGCCTATTTACATTTTAGGAGGTCATTTAATTATGGCTTGGGATGATTGGCTAACGATAACAGAAACGCTTGAAAGTGAACTTCACTTAAATATACAAGCCAGAATGATATTTGAAATAGATAATATGGATTATTTAAAAGAAGTTGTCGTAAATTATCAAAGGCAGAACTGGAAAAAAGATGAAATAATAAAAAACTGTATAGAAAAAATAGGCGATCTTGAAAGCGAACTAATTAAAATTAGTTTGGCTCAAGAACGCTTGGAAAAGAAAAAAAATAATTGTTTTAGTTCAAAAATCAAAAAGGTATTTCATCGGAAGAATTAGTATTTTCTATAAGTTTTGGGTATAGATTGCCAAAGTCTCCATCTTGGCCTTCTTTGCCTTTTGCATTTATCCATACACCCTCAACTTCAATTTCTTTTTTATTTTCATAATC